CTTGATTGTCTCTGTATGGCCTATTGCGGCGTTAATCGTCTCTATATGATCTATCCGAGGGCTAAAATTGGCGAAATATTCGCTAAAAGACTCTTAAATTCGCTTAAAAAACCTAACGAAAAGGCGCTAAACTCTAAGAAACCTACGTCTAAGCAGGGTTATGTTCACAAATGGTAAGGGGTCGCGATGAGTATTCCGGCAAGCTTTCGTTCAGGCTCAACTATTAAATGGCGTGATGATGCTGTTTCTGATCCCTTTGGCGAACCTATTCAAAGTACCGATGGTTGGTCTTTAAAGTATTACATTCGGACAAATGCAGCTCTAGGGCATACAGCAACAGGAACCGAATACGGAACAGGTTGGGAATTTACTATTAGCGCTACGTCAACAGCGTCATTAACGGCGGGTGATTATTTTTGGCAATCAGAAGCATCGAAAGGCGCAGAAAAATATGAAATAGGAACGGGTCAATTAGAGATTTTGCAATCGCTTACCTATTCAGGCAATGCAACCGCTATTAATGACAAGTCACAAATTCAACAAGATCTAGAAGCAATACAATCAGCTATTAGAACTTTAGTAAGTGGGGGCGTTGTAAAAGAATATTCAATCGGAGGGCGCAGCCTTAAGAAATATGAGTTATCGGATTTGATGACTTTAGAGAGTCGATATAAGTTTCAATTAAAGAGAGAACAAAAGGCGCAAGACATAGCAAACGGTCTAGGTAATCCACATCAAATTTTAGTTAGGTTTTAATCATGGGAATTGCAAACGCTTGGCGTGAATTGTGGAGGCCTAACCCTTCGACAATAGAGAAACCTGTTAAGCAACGTACCTATGCAGGGGCGCAAATGGGTCGCCTTACTAGCAGTTGGGTCACGACAACTAACAGCGCAGATAATGACATTAAAGGTAGTTTGAAAAAACTACGGAATAGGTCAAGGCAGTTAATACGTGATGTTGATTATTGCAAAAATGCAGTTAGAGCAATTACTGATAATGTTGTTGGTACTGGTATTAGGTTGCAGTCTCAAATTAGGCAGCAACGAGGCGGCAAGTACAATCAACGATTAAACGATCAAGTCGAAAAAACTTTCGCAGAGTGGAGTCATGCGGATTCATGCGATGTAGCTGGAAAACTTTGCTTCAATGACCTTTGTAGATCGGCGGTTTCTAACTGGGTTGAATCAGGTGAGGTTTTTATAAGAATTATTAGAGGTGCAACGTTTGGTAATAGTTCCATTCCCTTAGCTCTGCAATTGTTAGAGAGCGATATGGTTGATGAGGATTACCAAGGTAAAGCGCCTAAAGAACATGAGTGGAGGATGGGCGTACTTGTTAATAAATGGGGTAGACCTAAAAAATACGCGGTATTTATGAGACATCCGGGGGATGATTTATTTAATGGAACGCCTGCTAATCAAAAAAGACATATTTTTATTGATGCAAAAGATGTAATTCATTTAGCAAAATTTGAAAGGCCCGGACAAACTCGCGGGGTTCCTTGGTTATCCTCTGCGATCCAACGGATGCACCATTTAGAAGGATATGAACAGGCAGAAATAATTTCTAAGCGTATTAACTCGGCTCAAACCGCATGGATACAAAGTCCAGAGGGTGAACTAAGCGGCGACGATGTTATTGACGGCGAAAGAGTGTATGACCTTTCACCCGGTCAGGTAAATTTCTTATCCCCCGGTGAAACTGTTCACGTTCCGAATTTAGATAATAATTCAGGTCAATTTGAACCATTCTTAAGGGCAATGCTTAGAGCCTTAAGCGCTGGTATTGGTGTTAGTTATTCAACCTTGTCTAGAGATAGCAGTCAGTCAAATTACAGTTCTAGTCGATTAGATTTGTTACAAGATCAGGAAGCTTTTAAGGCGATTCAATATCAATTAAAGGAAGTTTTCCTAGAGGTGATCTTTAAAGAATGGATTGAAGTAGCTGTTTTATCAGGCTCGTTAGATTTACCGAATTATCAAACGCAACCAAAACTTTATCAATCGGCTCGGTGGATGTTTAAAGGCTACGGGTGGGTAGACCCAATGAAAGAAACGCAAAGTAATAAACTTGCCGTTGAAAGTGGTTTTAAGCTTCAGTCTGAGGTGTTGGCAGAGCGCGGTTTAGATCTAGAGGAATTTTTAACAGCTAGAAAAAATGAGCTAGATATGGCACAACAATTAGGGTTAAATTTTGAGCCTCAGCTAAATACGCCTAAGCAGACTAAAGTAGACGAAACTAATACTCAAGATAACGACGATGAAACGTGATTTTGAAAACCAATTAGTTCAACGTGGTTTTGCGTTGGATGTAAGGGAGGTCGAAAAAGAAGATCGAACCCTTGAATTTCCGTTTAGTTCTGAAGAGCCTGTAGCTCGTTATTTCGGTAATGAAGTTTTAGAGCATAGAGAACAAAGCGCAGATTTGGGCCGTTTGAATGACGGTGCGCCTCTTCTTTGGAACCATGATCCTGACAAGGTTATTGGTGTTGTTGAAAGGGCGTGGATTGATGAAAAGAAAAAGCGCGGTTATGCAAAAGTTAGATTTAGTGAAGAGGAATTTGCATCGTCAAAATTTAGAGATATTAAAAACGGAATAATCAGAAATATTTCTTTTGGTTATGTCATAAAAGATAGTGAACAGAAGAAAGGAACTGAGGACGTAGTGATTCGTAACTGGGAAGCTTTCGAGATTAGTGCGGTTGCAATTCCCGCTGATGCTTCGATTGGGATAAATAGATCTGCTGTTTCTACTGTTTCTACGCAGAAAGAAGATAATATAGTGCAAGAGCGTAAAACCTCAGCGTCTTCTGACGCATCGTCAACCCCTAGTTCATCAAAAGATCAAATGACCACATCCAAAGAAACATTGGAGGTGCGTTCAGAAACTATTGACACTCAAAAAGTGATCAAAGCTGAGCGTTCAAGAATCCAAGAGATTCAAACTGTTGCTGAAAAATACAATCTTCAAGATTTAGGCGAAACCTACATTAAAGAAGAAAGAACAGTTGATGAGTTTAATAAGGCTGTTTTAAGAGAGTGGAAGCCAGAGGCATTAGCTCCAAAAGCTGACGCTACTGACATCGGATTAGTTGAAAAAGAAGTTCGTAGCTACTCATTCTTGAGAGCGCTTAACTATCTTGCTAACCCTAATGATGCTGCTGCTAGAGAGGCGGCAAGTTTTGAAATTGAGGTTTCTGACGCTGCTGCTGCAAAGCGTGGCAAAGCATCTGCTGGTATCACAATCCCTAACGATGTCTTAAGAAGAGATCTTGCAACCACTCCAAACACAGCGGGTGGCGACCTAGTGGATACTGTCCTTGACAGCGCGAATTTTATTCAGCTCTTAAGAAATGCGAGTGCATTAGGGCAGGCAGGGGCAAAAATCTTAACTGGCCTTTCTGGTAATTTGGCGATCCCAAAACAAACAGGAAGCGCGACCGCCTACTGGGTAGCGGAATCAGGTTCACCTACAGAAAGTCAGCAAACAGTAGGTCAAGTTTCAATGGTTCCTAGAACTGTTGGCGCTTACACCGACATATCAAGAAAGCTAATCATTCAATCATCTATAGATGTTGAAAATATGGTTAGACAAGATCTTGCCGCTGTTCTGGCTCTAGAAATTGACCGCGCTGCTTTATATGGTTCTGGTGTTGCTTCTCAACCTTTAGGACTTCATAACGTAGCTGGTATTGGCGCTCAGGCTTTTGCTGGTGGATCTGACCCAACATTTGCCGAGGCCGTTGGAATGGAAACAGACGTTGCAACAGCAAACGCACTATTAGGCAACCTTTCATATCTAACTAATGCGACTTGTCGCGGAAACATGAAGGTGAAGGCTAAGGATTCAGGTTCAGGTTTGTTCCTCTGGGCAGGTGACAACACCGTTAATGGTTACAACGCCTATGTAAGTAATCAGGTTGAAGCTGGTGACGTTTGGTTTGGTAACTGGTCTGATTTGATCATGGGTTATTGGTCAGGTCTTGATCTAATGGCTGATCCTTACACTCATTCAACATCCGGCACAATTAGAATCCGCGTTTTACAAGACTGTGACGTAGCAGTTCGTCACGCTGGTTCATTCTGCTTAGGTGCTTAGTAATGAAGATTGAGGCCCTTCGCACTTTTATGTTGTCGGGTGAAATGGTTAAAACAGGGGAGGTCGTTGAGGCTTCTTCTGTTGATGCCATGACACTTATCAATTTAGGAAAGGCGAAAGAGGCGGTAGTTTGCGCGGTTCAAAAACAAGAGCCTGCGCCAAAGGCAAAAAAAACAACTCCTAAACCTAAAAAACCTTTACCCACTTCTGACAAGTGACTATTCAAAACTTAGGCTCGAAGCCAACTCTAGTTTCATTACTAGGTAACGACGTTGTAGCTGCTACAGGTGTAGGCAGTGCAATTGATCTACAAGGAAAAGAAGGCTCTGGCGCTTTTATCCTTACTGCTGAGGCAGGCGGTTCAGGTATTACCTACGCGGTAAAAATTACTGAATGTGCTACAAGCGGCGGTACTTATTCAGACGTAACAGACGGCGCATTTACAGTAACGGATGCAAATACAGCGTCCGTTCAAAAAATCGCTCTTAATGTTTCTGACCTTAAGCGTTACATCAAAGTTAGTACAACCGTTGCAGGCGGCACAGGCGCAGGGGCGTTAGCCGTTGTTGCTTTACTTGGTACTAAGTACTAAAAAGTTCGGTGTCATTTACTAATGACTTAACTGAAATGTTTAGCGGCCCCTTTGGAGTTTCAGCAACTTCAGGGGGGACAACCGCTAATGGTATTTTGGATGAACCGACTTCAGTAGTTGCAGGTGATCAGGTTTTATATGTCGATAGGGTTTTACATTGCAAGTCGTCAGATTTTGGGAACCTAGTCGGAGGCGATGCAATTAGTGTTGGCGGGGTGAACTATAAAGTTCGTACTTGTGAAAAAGATATTGACGGTCTTACTTGTCAAATTTCACTTGAAAAGGTTTAAAAGATGGCATCTAAAAGGGAAGATATACTCGCAGCAATTAAGACGGCGTTAGCTGGAACAACTGGGGTCAGTACGCGCATTTTTCGATCTAGGACAATACCTCTTGCTCAACGTTCACAGCTCCCCGCGTTAATAATTGAATGGTCTAATGATGACGCCTCTTTAATAACGTCAGCGCCTTCGATTAATTGGTCTTTAAATGTAACCGTTACTATTCTTTGTTCTGGAGATGTACCCGATCAAGGCGTAGATGCAACGTTACTTTCTATGCACTCAAAAATAATGAATGATGTAACGCTAGGGGGTGAATGTATGGACATAGCGCCAACAACTCAAGCTTTTGAAACGATTGATGGTGATAGTCCTATTGGTGTAATGACTTGTTCTTATTTAGTCAGATACCAAACAACTACGACGGACTTAGCAAGTTAATACGTCTAAATAGCGATAAGGCATTAATATAGTTGCATAGGTTCATGTTTGGTTATGGCTAAAAGTTACAGACTAAGGCAACTGCTTTATAAGATCGAGTCAAGCTATGGAACCGACCCCACGCCTACGGGTAGCGCAAACTATTTAGAGGTATTAGATCTTAATATCGAACCGATTGTTAGTGATGAGGCAGAACGTCAAATTATCAGCGGGTATTTTGGGAATTATCCTGTTGAGTTAGTTAATAAAAGAGCAAACGTTACTTTCTCAACCTACCTAAGCGGGTCTGGGAGTGCCGGAAGTGCGCCTAAGTTTGGCGATTTACTTAAGGCCTGTAACATGACGCAGGCAATTGTAAGTTCTACCTCTGTTACCTATTCACCTAATTCAAGTACAGCAGGCGATAGTGTTACTTTTTATGTGAACTATAATGGTGTTAGACAACTTGTCAAAGGAAGTCGCGGAACCTTTAATATTGAGATGACAGCAGGGGAATTGCCAGTAATTAACTTTACTTTTACAGGAACATTTGCAACACCAACAGACAGCGCAATTCCGACTCCAACGAAATCAAATCAAGCGGTTCCTCTAGCATTTACAGCAGGTAATACAAGCGCATTTCAATTATTTTCATACGCCGGAGCTGTTCAAAGTTGGTCGTTCGATATGGCGAATGAAGTTGTCTTTAGATCGTTAGTCGGATCAACTGACACCGTAACTATCACAGATAGAAAACCAACAGGGACAGTTGTATTAGAAGCGGTTGCAATGAGCGCTAAAAACTTTATCGATAGTGCTAGTAATTCCGCACAAGGCAATAACACCCTTTTACATGGAACAGCAGCGGGAAACAAAGTTCAGTTGAGTTGCCCCCAAACAGACTTAGGCGCGATCACCTATGAAGAAAGTGATCAGGTTTGGATGCTTAATTGCCCTTATCGAGCAATACCTACAGAGGCAGGCAATAACGAGGTAGAGATCAAGTTTCTTTAACATTGCGTTAGCGTAATATAGGGTCTACCCTACGCATAGATATTAAATACTAATGGCTCTAGTCTTAGACCAAGACGATACATATTCTTGGCCCTGCACAATTAAGTTACCTATCGATAATGGGAAATATGAACAACATCCGTTTAAATGCGTTTTTAAGAGGCTTAAGCAATCACGAATTAAAGAATTAATCGATCTAGTTGCTAAAGGCAAAGTTAGTGATCAAGAAGTTTGCAGAGAAGTTCTAGCGGGTTGGAGTGGAATAGAAGATAAAGACGGAAATGAAGTTAAATTTACTAAAACAACATTAACTCAATTAATTGAAGTGCCTTTGGCGGCAACGGAAATTGGAGAGGCATATTTTAAAAGTGTTACGGGGGCAAAAACAAAAAACTAACTGACGCCGCTGAATACTTACTAGGGAAAGGGCGGGTAATTGATCAAAGACAGGAAGACGCGGCGATTCTTGGTATTCCTATCCCTGACCCGGAACCTGAAAAAGACTTTGTTGTTTTTAAAGAAAATTGGCCTGCTGTTGAATTGTTTTGTCGATGTCAAACGCAATGGCGTACTTCAATTAGTGGCGTTACAGGTTTCGACTATTCATCGGTGTTAAGCTTGGTTAATATGTATGCGTATGGCAAAGAAACTTTCGAGGATCTACAAATTATGGAAGTTGCGGCTATTAGTTACTTAAACAAGGGGCGTAAATAATGGCACAGAAAGCAAAGTTTGATATGTTGATCGCTGCCAAGACGACAGGGCAGGCGGCAATAAAACGCATGGGTAATTCCATGCAAGGGTTACAGG